CTTCTAACAAAGGTAATAATCTCTTCTGCTAGTACATCCCTTGCTCTAGCGTCAAAGTTCCGTGGTATCCTAACTATAAAGCTCTGATCCGGTTCTGACATTACTCACCTAGTTCTTCATCTCTCTGAGACTGAATAGGGTCTTTGCTCATTTCATCTGGTTGCTTTTCTGGTCCACTGGGTGCTGTAATCATCATGTTCTCGAATGCTTCTTCCGACTCTGTATCTAATTCTTCTATCCATTTATCTAGTTGAGCGTCTGTTAGATCTGGCATGATCTTTGCTAGTGCCTGTTTCTTAGTCATAAGGCTTAGCTCTCTCAACATCTTAACTTCTTCAAGCTTTTCTTTATCTGTCTTGAGTATCTTCATTTCAGCGAACTTGATAGAGAATGATTCATCAAATGTGTGTGAGAATTGTCTAGATTCATCAACCATACCACCTGTAGACCATACAGATTGTACTCTATTCAACTTCTCCCATAACTTATCTTCAACATGTCTGAATAGCTCTGTCTGTTCTTTTCTAACCGCTGTAGTATCACCTTCATCCATTGCCTTAGCAAATCCAGAAGCTTCACGACCAGGCATCATTTGCCCACCACCGGTTGTCTTAATACCGATAGATGCGAAGTAAGCACTTAACTCAAACTCTACTAGTTGTAGCTGTGCTTCAATGTTTATTTGTGGATCGATTGTGCCGATCTCTGGAGTCCCTCTAGTACCACCCTCAATTGAATCGCCTAGGTTTACCATAGCGTCTGGGTTGAGTTCAACACCGTCTAGGTCTGTGTTACGTGACCATATAATAGAATGCGACAGAAATTGTACTGAATAGTTAAGATCTGCGAGTAATTTAGGGATAAGGACGGAGATATCTAGTCCTAGTTGATTTGCGAAAGGGATGAGTTGGAATATACTAGAGTTAACATAAGTCTGTGGTATAACGCCAAACTCATTTACACCTGATTCAAGCCCGTGAGCTGACATCATGTCCATTCTGATAGTGCCTTCACTATCAAAAATAAGTACTTCGTTGTCAGAGAATGCTTGATATATATTGACGGTTCTTATATTATGTTTCTGCTGTTCTATGTTTGTACCATTTGCAGAAGTGGTTGTGTGGTCCATTATCTGCTCACTACCTAGTAGCTTTATGAATACGGTCATTTTCAATGGGTCTACTGGATCATCGGAGAATGGTAAGAACAAGTGATTAGGAATAGCCCTAACCTTTTGCTTTCTACCTTCTAAATAAGGTTCGATGGCACATGAATTCATTGCATTAAGCAGCTGATTCGCGTGCATCATTACCGTATCTATACCAGATATCTTTGTTAGACTATCCATTAAGTCTATGTCTTTTTGACTATCAGCATTTCTGATGGGCGCTTCAATGTATACTTTTGACAGTTTATCCGTGGCTTTTTTCATCACATTGATGGACGGGATACGTTGGAGGCAGCGTCTAAGGGCGGAGGGAGAAAAGATCTCTTGCCGAAGCGAATCTTCAATTTCCCTCTTTAGTTGACCTTCAAAAATGTTAAAAACTCTTTGATTAAATTGTAAGTACTCCATATTAGCCTGTATGTGACTAACTAATTCTGGTATTAAATCTACTAATGGTTTCTGAGTACTCATTTTAGTCCTTATTTATAAGTTACACTAGCTCTAGTTCTTGGCTTCTGTAGTGGGAAGAAGTGCCAGCATATATAACCCAAGGTATCTGTTATATGTCCGAGCATTTCATCTTTGTTATCGTACACTAATTGCTCTAAGTTCTTTACTAGGTTTATACACTTACTGTCAATTACAATTCTGTTCTGTTCAAATAACCGGTTTACATTGTTGTTGCGGTCCTTAACGAACGGGTTTCTAAAGTTTAAAACATTCAATCCGGCTCTAGATAGTATCTCATGATCTGTATTTGTTGAACTACTCTTTCTTCTATTGCCTGTTTCATCCGAGACTACATTGATCAGTCTACCAGGATGCTTCTTAATCATTTCTTTACTAGCTTTAAATGTGTTCGAGTCTTCTTGGTGCATTTCGTCAAAGATATAGATTGTATCACCAACAACATTGCAGTACACACCGCATAAAGGATGCACGTTAAAATCAAGACCGACGAACAAATAGCTGCCATTGTCATTAACACTTTTAACATGCTTATTCCTATCAAACTGGTAGAACACTTTACCAGAAGTTAAATTCACAAATTGTCCATCAAGTTCTTGTTGAGCTAGTTTACTGTCGTATTGCTCTCTAAGATCATCTACATAGCTTGCTTTGATATGCATAGAATTGTCTGATGTCTTTGAATAGACTACCGCAGATGATTTAGGCGGCTTTTGAACAAATCTCTCATATAACCAATTAAAACCATTGGGTGTAGTAGTGCCCTTCCATTGGCAAGGTCCTTTAGGGTCTCGTATACGTCCGATCATGACTTGATATGCTTCTTCTTTATAGAAAGCACACTCATCTCCCCATCCCCATCCAAACTCGATACCACGAAGTAAATCATACTTCTCCATCGATAGTGCATATATTACGGTTTCTTCTGGACCTACCAAGATAACACCGTCTTGCATCTTATACTGAAACTCTATTCCCATTTCATCCAACAGTTCAAAAAGCTTACTTAATGTTGCTTTCTTCAGCTGTGAGTAAGAGTTCGCTGTAATCAAACCCTTTACGTGTGGGTGTGTCACCGCCATATAAATTGCCCATAACGCACCTGCATGGGTTTTGCCGGAACCTAATCCACCACAAAATAATGTGTACTCTTCGTTATGACTCATGAATTCCATCTGAGCCGTAGATAACTTAATATCAGTCGGTTCCTGTGTTTCCATCATCATCCTCGGGTACTACCGCTAAAGGTATTGCATTATTACGCTCCGAAAAACTAAACGAAGGCGCTTGTGGTTTCTCTTCTGCTTCTTCCTTGTCAGGTTGATACAGACCGCCAATCTTGGCTTGTAGGTTTACAGCATCGATAGCAACTTTAATTTTGCCATCTGCTAACGCTCTATTATATAGATGATCATTCCTTAACATAAGCTTAACACGTAGTTCTTCACGGTTTTCTTTCTGCATATTAGCCATATCTTTCAATATACCACGGCATTGACGTTCTATAGAGTGTTTGGAGCAATTATACTTGGTAGCAAGCGATTGACTGAATTGACCGATATCTTGACCCAGGCGCAAATGCTCCTGAATGTCTTCTTCTCGTTCAATCATTTGTCTTTTCGTAGCTTTAGCCAAATTAATTACCCCTATACCTATACTTGTTCATTATTGTCAAATAAAACATATATATATGAAGGATATTAGCATATTATAATATTGTAATATACAGAAACACTAATAATAACGGAGACTTAAAAAAATGTTAAAAAAAGTGAAAAAACTTGTACTTCATTGCTCAGATTCTAGTGATTCTATCGATCTGGGGGTCAAAGAGATACGTCAATGGCATACGGATACACCACCAAAAGGCAACGGATGGAGCGATATTGGCTATCATTTTGTTATCAGAAGAGATGGTAGGATCGAACGTGGTAGAGCTGAGACGGTTCAAGGGGCTCATGTTAGAGGGCATAACGAGGATAGTATAGGAATCTGTTGGGTCGGTAGAAAGACAGCATCTGACAAGCAACTAATGGCAATTAAGAAGTTATTACGGGGACTTATGGACAAATATGAGTTACAAGCCTATGATATATATGGACACACGGAGTTAGACAGCAAAAAGACATGCCCTAACTTGGATATGAACTTTGTACGGTTACAGGCACTATTTACAATCGAGGGATATAATGTTGACGAACTTTAAAGAACAAGCAAAGAAGATAGTAAAGATATTCAGGTTAACTGATGATAAAGGACTGTTGTCACTGACTAATATAACAATGATGATAGTAATGTATAAACTAGCAAGTACACCAGCACTCAACTTCACTGATATTACGGCGTTGGGTTTAGGTGTATTAAGCTACCAAGCGAAAAGGGTTATAGACAAATGAAAATAACAAGAATACTACTACTGATTTTATTGGCAGGAATTATACTATATCAACAGAGTATGCTTAAGCAGAGTTATGCTTATAATGATATGGTATATAAAGCATTCAAGACTTGCATTAGTACTCAAGCTCAGATGCAGGGGGTTGATGCTATATGAGACCTATCTATGATTCGTTAGTACTATCTGTCGCATGGGGTTTACTGGGTGCATTCACTAGTAGCACTAGTTCATCATTTGTATGCGGTGTGGCATGTTATATATATATGGTAGAATTTGAACGTGAAAGGACTAAACTATGAAGCCACAGAGTGCTAAAAACAAGGGTAGGCGGTTCCAGCAATATTGTAGGGATATTCTCTTGAATGCGGCTTCGAGTTTAGAGCCTGATGATATACGGTCTACATCTATGGGTGCTGCCGGTGAGGATATTCTTTTAAGTCCAGCTGCGCGGAAAATCTACCCCTACTCAATAGAATGTAAAAATGTTGAGAAGCTTAGTATATGGAGTGCTATCGGTCAAGCAATCGACAACTGTGGTAACTATATACCAATGGTAATATTTAAGAAGAACAACCATAAGGCTTGGGTATGTATCCCATTAGAAGATTTTATGGATATAGCTCACAACCACAAAGAGGAATTCTAATGACTAAGATATTAAATAGAAAAGGCTGGGTCGCGGTCGGGGTTTATTCTCTTATATTACTCGCGGGCGGGTTCTACGCTGGCAACCGGAACTTCTCAGAAAAGACAACAGTTGTTGAAAAGGAAAAATCCAAAGAGACAGTTGATATAGTCGAGAAGATAGTCGAAAATCCTGACGGCACTAAGACCACTTGGCGCACGCGTAAAGAAACTGTTAAGAAGGACGCATCCAAGAAGGCTGTTATCGTTAAGAAAGATAATGATTACCTAGTCGGTCTATCATATAACTTGGGTGGTGTGTTTGGTGTCCGGGAAGTTTACACGTTAAGTGTAGATAAGAAGGTATTCAGCAACGCATATGCTGGTATATACGCTACTAATACTGGTGAATATGGTGTAGGCATCAAGATGAGCTTCTAATCCTCTGTGTTAGAGTTGACGGTGTAAGAATTGAGCAAATCCTCAAGGGTAGCCTTAGATATGGCTTTAGGTAAAATCGCGGCTAATTTACCGAGTTCAGCCCTTCTAATCGAAAATAGGGGCTCTTCACCTTCCTTAATTGTATAGCTCATATACGTAGGAAAGGTCTTATTCAGCTTGTTTCCGACCCTGACGTTCAATGTTACTACATGAACCGTATCACTATCGTATGCATCTATCTGTAATTGCTTTGTTTTTATCATTTTATTACCCTCATATTAGCTTCGCGGAAATGGTCATGGTAGGCTGTTTTGACCGCAGCACTGTTTCTGTCAAGATAAGCCCTGACCGTATTTGAGTCCATCGGGTGCAATCCATCTTCATCTGTGTAACTCTCGAAGATATCAGCTATCTCAATAACTAAATCCTCATCTTCACCGGCTTCTAATACCTTTAGGACCGATATAGCTACCAGCCACATCATCTCTGGATCATCCGCATTTCTTATTAGTTTATCCCAATCAAATGGTTCCATATTTCCTCCTAGTACATCCATTATAGCAATAAAACCGGTTAAAGTCAACACTTATTTTAAATAATGTGCGAAGCACTGTCGCGTTGCAGCTTGCCTGCTACAAGACGTACTTAACCTTATCTTAACCTAATATATTCAATAGTGACGTATATTGGCACTTGTGTCTAATAAATAGACAGTATCACTAGTATTTACATTTAGCTATATATGTATTATCTGATAGTTGTGACACAAAATGTGGCCGCGATTGTATCATTTTATGGTCTAATATAGACAGACCTGTGCTTAAATGCCAGTCCCTAACGGGATCAACTGGTTGCACATTAATTAATTATAACACTATTCTGGTATGTTGTCAAGTACTATTTGCACTTTTTTGGGATTTTTTTGATTTTTGGCTCATATTGGTCAGATTATTTGATTTTTTTTGCTAAAACCCAGGAGGACCCTACCAATACCAGCGACTTCAGAGGGTACACACCTACAATACACCTGTCAAGTGCTTTGTATCAATGTAGTACAAACAATATTATTTGCTTGACACGGGGAAAATAAAACGATCTCATTAGTTATTGTAACAGTTGTTCTAATCCCCCATAGTGCATCAGTTCCACTTGTAGGAACCCTTATCATATACCCTCTCTAGTTCCACGTCTTGTCTAGCTTCTTACATACCCATGCTAACTTCTTCTTATATACCTTATGTTGTTGTAGGTAGTATGCTACATGCTCATCCCTAGCCCCTGCTATTAGCTCCTGCATGTTATCTAGTACTATGATATAGTCTTCCCTTGCCTTAGTATATATCTCATGCATAGTATGCTCCATATCTACCCCTTGGTCTAATGGACCCCTATATATAGCCCCTCTATATACGCTCATTATAGCCCCCTTGATTGTATAGCTCTAACTACTTCCTGTATCGGGGCATCCTGTATAGCACCTAATACATAACCGGTATATGCGATTGTAGCAAAAATAAACACCGTAAATAACAACATTTCTATATATAAGCTTTTATCTTTCATAATTCCTCCATTATAGCGTTTTTACTTATAAACATGAATAACTCTTCATTAGTAATACTATATAACACTTCCCAGTCATTGTCAAGTACATTTACATGTAAAATATCAATATCTACTAATTTGTCTCTGTAAATCGGTCCTTTTGGAGTATCAGCTTCTAGGACTTTCTCATATTCGACTTCATACACTAAACCTACCGTAATATCGTCTAATTCTAAGATTGTATTCTTCATAGTTTACCTACCTTGATAAGTGTATATTCTGCTGTAGTATCTCTTAGCATATCTTCGATCTGAAAATATTGAAGCTTCTCACAATCAATACCGAAGTCAGAAATCCATATATCCGTATCAGGTTGATTCAAATAGATAGATTCGTAACCGAACCCATCATCTTGCCAGAACGCTTGCAATAACCAAACATCCATTATGCACCTACCTTGATAACTACTTGATTTAACTTCCTTTTCTGTGTATTTAATGATCCAGTCGCTTTAACTAACATATGGAAGTGATATCTGAAACCGTCAAAATCACCCTTATCATTAGCTACATTCATACTCTCTTTATGAAATTCTACTCTGTCTTGGTAATGCTCTATTAATGTTTTCATCTTATCTCCTTAGTGTCTGTCTTAATTATACTAACTTATCGGTTATATGTCAAGAAACTTTAGTAAATAATGAAAAAACAACAACTGAGTAATATCAATAGGTTAGAGCTAGTTCCTAAGCTTTGTATATAGAATATACCTTTAGGCGGATAACGACCTTTTATCCAATTAAGAGTATAATGATACGGTCTATCTTATTCCCTCTATATATAATGCACTTTCGTGCTGTCGCGTTAACGAACCATTTGGTGAGTTGACAAGACGAATCCTTTGTTGAGAGCCCTAAGGGGCTTAACTATACAGGCTCGATTTGTTTGTATAACTGATTGAACTGCACGAGGTATTAAGTTGTTTTAAATAATAGGAAGCCAAACTCTCTAGAACAGAAAGTAGCTGAAGTCGAAGGTAGTTAGGTTACGCGCCTAATCGCTGGATTAACAAGGGTTCTATATATACAGCTAACTCAATATAAAACATTTTAACAGTGTTGCTATGGTAAGGCCGCAATAGGCTCTTTTCTGTTTCTTAGTCTACCAGTTCACTGGGCAGGGTTCTCACCTTTATCGCCTAGTCTCTCATTAATCGTGCTCTGGGTCTCTTCTATGGCTGATTATTCCCGAACACTTAAGGGTTTTCTTCCCCTATACTTATATATGTTCATTAATGTCAAAATAAAACGTGTAAACATAGTGTAAGTTATGTGTAAGTATTGCTAAAAAGCAAACGATATCAATAAGATAAAAATAATTAAAAAAAAGATCACACCGCCACTCAGTTGTAATACGGTCCATTTGACAAAATAATGAAATAAAAGCTAAAGTATTGTTGATATTTGTCGATAAGTTTGTTAGAATGTATATAACAGTTAAGGAGGATATAATGAATAAATGGATATCAGTGGGAACTATAAGAATTGACGAACACGGTGAACGAAGGTTTGAATTAGATGATTCAACAGCAATCCAGTTTAAGGTAGAACTACCACCGGACTTTAATGGTTATCAATCGACTCAAGAAGAGAAAGACGCTGCCGATATATTCTATATAAACAAGTGGTTAAGAATTCACTTAGGGAGAAAGTAGTGAAAGATGTGGATAAGATAATCAATAGTATAGCTAAGAAGTACGCCAAGTATGCTGAGAAGAAAGGTATTATGATTGGAGACTTGAAGCAAGTAGGGTACACCGGTTATCTTGAGGGTATCGATCAGTTCGACCCTGAACGCGGTATGTCTGAAAATAGCTACATATACTTTTTAGTGCGGAATAAAGTTGACAGATTCGTTAATAAGGGTATATACTGTAATTACATCATAGCCGGTGAAGAGACTAACGCTAACGAGATAGAAGACTTTAGCATAAACTTAGAAGCGGCGGTTTACCTTAAGCAAGTAAATAAAAGAATAAAAAAGCTTGACAAACGTAGTAGATCGGTGTTACTATATAAAGTAGAGGGATATAGTGATAGAGAAGTTGGATTGAAGATTGGGTGTTCCAAAAGGAATGCCACAGTAATTAAGAACAAGAGTATTAAACTAATAACGTCCGTGGAGGACTAACAAAGGAGAATAACATGGGAACAACAATACTACTAGTAGCAGGTTTTCTGTTTTCAATCGACACAGCTGTACAAATTGATAACGCGATTATTGAAGACTCAAGACTAGACCGTATCGAAAAGGTACTAAAGCTAGAAGAGTGTGTGGTTAAGCCACAAATTGAAAGAGAAGAGTCTCAAGGTTTAGACTGCGAGTAATTAATAGGGGGAGCAATCCCCTTGTTTTTAAAGGAGGAACGTATGAAAGTTGTGGTAGACAATACCAAAGAAGAAGATCTATTAGTTAGAACATGGATCATAGGCGAGAATTCATCGGGCGCGCTACGGTTAATCATAACCAGCGAAGACAGTATAATAGGCGCAACGGACTTTATGAGTAGACAAGACATTATGGACTACTTAGCGGTTCAATTAAATGTAGAGATTAAAGATTTAGAGGCAAGACAATTTGAAGACACTAACCCGTTGTATTTAGTGGAGGATGAAAATGATTAAGAAGATAGAGAGGCCAGACTGGACACACGAAGAATATAGCAGGGTAAAATTAAAGCGCTGGTTCGACAAGCACATAGAGCCAATCAATGCGATGCTTGAGGGTGCGGTTGAGGTTTATGCAAATGTGCCGAATGATAACAAGCCCGTTGTTTGGGTCCTGAATGGTAATTTACCCGACGAAACCCACAAAGCCCTACTCATAAACATTGAGCCAATCAAAAAACAGACAAGAGAAGAGAGGCTTGAGGATGTATTGAGGCGCATTGTCGAAAACCATGAAGATGAGCCACATATAACAGAGCTTTATTTGGGTGATTTGAAAGATGCCAAGCAAGCACTAGAGGGGGGCGAAAATGGAGATTAAGATATCAAACACCGGCGATATCAATATAACAGACGATGAACCGGTACTGACAGAACTAGAAGATGTAACAGAGCTACTAACGAAGGAAGAAGAATGAAGGCAGAAGAAGCGAGAGAATTGGTTAAGCAATATAACGAAGAGAAGGCTCAAGAAGAGTTAAACAAGACCGTAGACAACATCAGGAAGGCTGCAACACTAGGCAAAACCGCATACTTTACTTCATTTAAATATGAGAAAAATGTTGACAAAGTGAAAGAATTAGGGTATACTGTTAAAGTAAGAAGTAAGGTTCCTAATGAAGCAGAACAAAAGTATGAATCTTATTACGATATAACATGGGATGAGGTATGAAAACTATAATACTATCACTACTAATATCAACCAGCGCATTAGCTGACACATTCTACAAAGAAGAAAAGATGGTTATTTGTAATTATGACTTGACAATTCCGTTAAAAGATGGTACAGTTAAGTTTATAGCAGTGCCACTAATAGGTAAACAAGCTTATAAAGTTAGAGACGATTACGGACACGTACTACTAGGGGTAGATTTTAGTAAGGATTTAAAAAAGATCAATCAAGATCATTGGTACAACCACAAATTCATTGACAACGTTGATGAATACAAATGTAAGGACATGTAAATGAGGGTACAAAACAAACTACTAACGCTAGGTTTGATAGCATTATCTATCTTCCTATTAGGTCTAACAGCCGAGTCTAAGACAAAGAGAGCCAAGCTATTCAAGGTAGCTATCATTGATTCGGGCTTTGGTTTCGAGACGGAGCTAAACAAGAAAGCTTTCAAGATCTGCAAAACCGGTTCTTTTGACTTTATCTCTAACCTACCGATGGTAGGTGATGATGAATTGGGACACGGCACCTCGGTAATGGGTTTAGTAAACCGTAGAGCTAACACAAAGAACATGTGCTTCCTAGTATATAAAGTATTCGGTAGTTCACCTTATGGAGACTCGAACAATATACGAAAAGCAATGGTAGCTGCATATAGAAACGGAGCTAAGGTTATTAATATGTCTTTAGGTGGTAATCAGCATTCTATACAAGAGCGTGAAATCATTAAGGAAATTACAGGACGCGGTGTTAAGATATTTGTCGCAGCAGGTAATGCAAGCAAGAATCTAAACGTGACATGTAACTCTTATCCGGTATGTTATAAGAACTTAAACATGAACTTAATCCCCGTCGGTGCTACAGATGAAGATGTAGATGTTGCAAAGTACAGTAACCGAGGTGTTAAGATTAGTGTATACAAGTACGGTAGAACAATAAGTGGATCACGTGGTACATCTTTCGCGGCACCTAGAGCAACGGGTGACTATATTAAATCGCTTAACCTAGATAAAAAGAGTAAGTAATGGATAACGTCTTCAAGAGAATAGAGGAATTAATTAACGGAGTTGCAGAGCCACAAGACTCAGCGGAGTATGCCCTAGTGAAAGCTTATACTAGAGGTGAAGGTGGAGAACCCCTGATTAATATTTGTATCGACATGAAGGAAGAAATGCAGTACTACAAAGAGGCGGAGTTTGAGATGTTTATTTTAGGCTTTGCAATGGGACAGAAAGACTACCTAGATAAAGTAGGAGGACTCGACCTAACAAAATTTATGAAAGACGATAACGATACAACACACTAACACAGGAGAAAAGAATGAGTAAAAAATGGAACGGACTAGGAACACTACGAGTAGCAAAGAACGGTAAGCGTAAGCTGGTACTAGATTCAAGAATAGCAACAATCACATATACAGATGGTTCTGTATACACGCCAGACAAGTTTAGAACGGCAATTTGTCGTGATGCAGTTGAGTCTGCACAAAACTTAGCAGAGCGCGGTATCATCGATGCTGACGAACTGGCTAAGAAATTAGCATTTATCGATGAGAAAAGCATCAAGCTAGATGTCGTAATTCCTCCCACTGACGATAACTAGAAAGAAAACGCGCAACCCGTGTTAACGGTTGGGTTGATAGGCTACTATCTTTTTTTTTAACTTTTAAGGAGATTAACATGAGTGCAGAATTAGCTATAAAATTGAATTCAGATCATAACATTGATGTTACCACTGGTGTTATTCACATAAGCGGTGATGTAGATGCTGACATGTACGACAAGGTAGTACAAGATATTTCTCTACTGTCTCAATTCAACCCGGATGCACTGAATAACCTAACTATATACCTGTCAACATACGGCGGTGATGTATACTTTGCATTTGCTATTTATGATTATTTGAAACTAACAACAGCTAACCTAAAGATTGTATGCAGCGGACCGGTAATGAGCGCCGGTGTATTGATACTACAGGCAGCTACGGAGCGCGTGATGATGCCTAATGCTCACCTACTTGTACACTTCGGTATGGAAGTAAACGACAACCAACAGACTAAGCACCAACATGAGCAGTTAACTAAAGAAATTAAGAACTTATTCATTAAGAGATGTACAGCTAAGGAACAAACTATAAAGAGATGGTTCTCAAAAGAGAGCTACTTCAACACAAAGAGAGCTGTCGAGGTAGGATTAATTGACCGGGTAGTTAGTTATGAGTAAGGGAAAGAAGTCATTAAAGGGCGTGATGGAGTGGAAACAAGAGTACGGTGATAAGCTCAATGAAGAAGAGACTAAATGGATCAGCCAGTTTTATCACGAATATGAAGGTGGTCAAGCTAACCAATACGATGAACCGATACTAACGACAACCGAGCAGATCAAGGAGGCTAGAAGAAACTATAACACTCTATACAGAGACGGTTTTAATGTCTCAAAGATGTTAAACGTACAGGAGTCTATAGACGATTCACAACAAGAAGTGTATGAGTTAGCATCAGATGAAATAGACTGGGAGACGGCCTACAATCAACAAGGCGAAGTTGTAGCGGCTGAGATCATAATGATACAAACTATCAGAGATTTAGATGCCGGACAGGATAAAAAAGTTGTATTATCTAGGTTCTATGTTAAGATGAGAAGACTAAGTAAAACAGTTCAACAAGAAAAAAGGAAACAAAGATGAAAATGAAAAAGATCAGTACCGAACAATTCTTAGAAGATAAGTATAAAGAACTACAGGTTGTTAGATCTACAATGTCTGAGTTTGAAAGACGGTTAAGTGAGATCGTAAACGCTAAAGATATAGCCGATGAGAGTAAGATCGTTTTGATAAGATCTGCATACACTAGAACACTAGGAGAAGTGTAATGGATATTTTAAAAGACAAGAACCGTAGGATATTAGTCATTAGTGACTTACATATTCCCTATGAACACCCTGACAGTCTTGCGTATTTAAAGGCTCTAAAGAAAGAGATTAACCCTACTAGAGTTGTCTCACTTGGAGATGAGCTTGATAAACACGCCCTTTCTTACCATGATAATAACCCAGACCTTCCAAGTGCCGGGGATGAATTAGCCATGTCTATAGAGAGACTACAGGCTTACTACAAACTATTCCCTAAAATGGATATTGTAGAATCTAACCACGGTAGTATGGTATACAGAAAAGCATTGACTCATGGTTTACCTAAAGCTTATGTGAAGGACTACAATCAAGTATTAGGAGCACCTAAAGGGTGGGTTTGGCATGAGAACTTAATGTTGCAGTATAAAGACAATGCGCCTATATTTATAACTCACGGTATGTCAGCTAATGTTATGAAAGTTGTTGAACAGTACGGTATGAATGTAGTACAGGGTCACTTTCACTCTACATATTCGATAGGATATATGTCTAACCCAACTCATTTACTTTGGGGATTACAAGGTGGGTGTATGGTTGATCAGAAGAGTCTTGCATTTGCATACTCTAAGTTATTTAGAAAGCGTTTCATTATAGGATGCTCAGCAATCATAGACGGCCAGCCTGTATTGTATCCTATGATCCTAAACGAAGATGGACGCTGGGTTGGAAAGTTAGTATGAGACCTTACGGTGAGATCATGTGTGAGATGGAACCATTACTAGAAGAGATGTGTGATGATCACGAGATGCAATTACACGAGGTATTAGGAGCCGTTGAAGCATGGGTTAAATTTCATAGACCAGACGCAATAGAGGAATTGGAGGACTACGATGAAGTATGAAGACAGACAAGAATTAAAGAGATTATCTTTGTTAGCATTCGGGAGAACCGGTAGATACAAGACCATTATGAGGCGTGGACGTAAAGAGTTCAACACTGATGGTTCATTTAAACACACTGTACCTATTACAGTACAAGAGATAACCGACACGATGAATTATATACTAGAACAGAGAGAAGCAAATCAACAACGTATTTTGGAGGAATTAAATGGGAGATCGATTAACGAAGGAACAAGTGAAACAGCACGACAAGATGGTGGAACAGAGACAGTTAGAGAGAGCCCAGAAGTTAGTGAGTCAAGCGATAAAGCATGATGGTGGTGCGGATAAGCCACCGATGGGTTTAATACCACAGACTGCACTTAAAGAAGTCGCAAAGGTTCTTGATTTTGGTGCATCTAAATACTCAGCACATAATTGGAGAAACGGATTTGACCACAGTAGATTGTATGATGCGGTTCTAAGACACGTAGGGGCTTACATTGACGGTGAAGACTTAGATGAAGACTCTGGTTTATCTCACATAGCACACGCTACTTGTGGGTGTTTAATGTTACTAGAGCATATCCTAAAAGATATGGGTAATGACGATAGGTATAAAGGTGAGTAAACTAATTAGTTATAGTGCGTGGACTAAATATCATATGTGCGGTAAGATGTATGATATCCACTATAATAAGAGACTAAGACCGAAGGGTACTACTTCAGCTCTATTGTTTGGAGTTGCTATGGATGAAGCTCTCAACGCCTTACTACTAAAGACCGGTGACCCCGTTGAGGTATTTAAAGAGAACTTTACCTATGAAATGTGTAAGGATATCAGGTGGTTCAAAGCTGACCTAGATCCAGAGATACTAACAGAAGAACAGTTAAACAAAGTTAAAGGTAAAAGCGAAGGGTATATCACATGGGCTTGTATGAGAGTCAAAGGAAGAATGTTAATAGAACAATATATAGAGCAAATCATACCGCTCATAACGGAGGTACATGATGTCCAGCTGGAAACCACGCGCCCCGGATTCATCGATGCCATCTTATCCCTTAGAGGCTACGGTATGGTACTCATTGACCACAAAACTAGTTCACGATACTACAAGAGAGACGCTGTTACGAGCAGTAGCCAACTGGCACTATACGCAAAACAGACCGGTCTTAGCAAAGCGGGTTTTATCGTGCTGCACAAACAAATCAATAAGAATAAAGTCAAAACCTGTAGAGACTGCGGATCTAGTACTACGACATCACACAAGACTTGCAACCAAACTGTTGCTGGTGTTAGGTGCCACGGTGGGTTTGATATACTACTTAACCCTCAAGCCCTTATACAAGTTATTGTTGATGATATTCCGGTTGCCACGCAGGATGCTGTTGAGAAGTCGGTTCAACAAACAGAAAAGGCTATTGCCGCCGGATCGTTTCCGATGAACTTGAACCAGTGTGATAATGTATTCGGCAGAAGATGTCCTTATTATGACCTATGTAGAACAGGTGACAAGACTGGATTAGAGAAGGCTAAAGAAAGGGTCAAGAAGAAATGAATACTATCGGATGGATAGGAACCCAACTACTAGCTTGGTGCGGTTTACCAGCTGTAATAGATGTAGTTCAAAGTGGAACAGCTGTGGGATACTCTATAGTCTTTTTGCTTATGTGGTTATCAGGAGAAATATTATCATTAATTTATGTACTGAATATGAAGGAGATACCGGTACCTATACTAGTCAACTATTTTATTAACATTTTTTTAATTTCAATCATAGTGTATTACAAGATATAGCTTGACAAATGAGTTAAAGTTTGATATAATATAACAATAAAGGAGAATAGAACATGGATCAAAAACAACCAGAAGAAGTAAAAACAAACTTACTGCTACAGAAGATGGCAGCTGCTAAAGCAGATATGAGTAAACTAGTCAAATCGGCTAAGAACCCATTCTTCAATTCAAACTATGCAGACTTAGGTGCCCACCTTGCGACAGTAGAACCGGCACTAACTAAACACGGTTTAATCTTAACACAACCTACTGGTGGAAACCAATTGGGTAACTTTGTGGTATCAAGAATTAGTGATATCTCAACCGGTGAGTTTCTAGAGGCATCTATTAAGCTTCCAGAATTAAACGATATGCAGAAGTTAGGTAGTGCCATCACTTACGCTAGACGTTACACATTAGGTTCTTTGCTTGCAATGGCAGCCGAGGATGATGATGGAAACAGTGCTAGTGGTTTGAAAGCTAAGGGTAAGCCTAGTAAGAAGGGGTCTTCTAATGACTTCTAGGGATAAGACAGAAATATTATTCGCCCTGATATTAGGGTTGGGCGGAGGGTTCGTAATAGGGTCATTCGGCTCTGCCTACGGAATATCAATACCGGTAATACTAATAAGCGCAGCACTGTTCGGGTTCTTCGCTGTCCCACCCATGGCTAAGACATTAGCTGGTAACAATGAAGAAGATTAGTCATTATATTCAGTGGGGGTCCTTGTGGCTCCCGGTTTTCGTGGAGGAAACATCATGCAATGTAAATGTGGTAAAGAAACAAAAACAGTTACCTTTAAAACCTTCAGCTACGAGTACTGTGAAGACTGTAAAATTGAAGTAACAGAAGAAGCTGAAACCAAAGGAATACCTATGCCTAAATTCGTGGGTGAATTCGCCGGGTTAGAGATACTAGACAAGCCTAGAAAGACCAAACAATATAAATATTCAAATGGTTATTGGGCATGGACCCATGATTCAGAAGGAGCTGACTAATGAAATTCTCAGTATCAAAGGGTAACCAAAACTTCAAACCGGTAGACGATTCTTTTGTAGACTTCGCTACCCACATGACTTTCTATAACTATTCAATGTCTACTTTTAAAGACAATGACCGTAAGAACAAGAACTTTCTATTTGCTGAAGCAGTAGCTCTAGACTTCGACGGAGGGTTAACTATAGCAGAAGCCAAGCTTAGGTTCGCACAGTATCAACATATCATAGCACCAACTAGATCACATCAGGTTGTAAAGCATGGTATTAAGTGTGACAGATTCAGGGTTGTTATCCCGTTAGATAAACCGGTTGATAGTATAGCCGACTATGAAGAGACCGTTAAGGCATTACTCAAAGCTAACCCAGAAGCAGACAAGGCTTGTAAAGACCCAGCTAGAATGTTCTATCCATCAACTCATGTTGAGTCTATTAGATATGAAGGTCAAACTATACCAACTAGAAAGGCTAAACCTAAAGAGAAGAAAGAACCAACCAAGGCTATCATAGGACAGAAGGGCAAGCTATTACCGGATACTTTACGCTTCCTACTCTTCGGTGCTCCAGCTGGTGAGAGAAACCACACATTATTCGCCGCTGCTAAAGATATGCAGGGTCAGGGGTATACAATTGGTGAAGCTACACTAAATATAAGTAATATGATCGAACACGGTGGTGACTGGGCACATAGCGACCTATCAGAAAAGGACATAGAGACTATAGAGAATGCTTATAGTACAGAGACTAAGGATGATGTTAGAGTAAAGGACAGACCGAGTTTTAACTTTCAATCAATCGGTGATCTATATGAAGCAGATCTTAAGGTTGAATGGTTGGCTAAAGAGTTATTGATAGCCGGTGGTATATCACTATTAGCTGCTAGACCCAAGTCTGGTAAGTCTACATTGGTTAGACAATTAGCTAAGGCTGTATGTAAAGGTGAAGAGTTCTTAGGGCGTGAAGTAGAGAAGGGTAGGGTTGCTTATCTTGCGCTAGAGGAACATCCTGCCATGCTACAGCACCAATTCAAGACTATCGGATTGACTAAAGATGATGATATAATGTTACATGTTGGTCCTATCTATGGTGAGAACAGAGCTGATACACTAATCGGATACCTTAAAGACTATGAAGCTAAGCTGGTTGTTATTGATACACTAGCCCTATTTGCTGGTATCGAAGACAGTAACTCATACGATAAGGTTAACAAGTCGATGGAACAGGTTAGACGTATAGCAAGGGAAACTAACTCTCATGTGATGCTTATACACCATACTACGAAGTCTGATGTCACTAGTACTAACTCTATCATGGGTTCACAAGCCTACTTAGGAGCAGTAGACACGGCTATGATTATCAATTGTACCGGACCGAAACGATTCTTAACTTCTGTGGGACGGGGCTTGTCAAACTTCAACAACTGTGAGATACTCTTTGATAAGGAAAAAGAAACCTACACATTAGGAGTCGAACTTGATACAGAGTTTTAATAAGCTGGTATACGGCAAGGATGAGAGAGAACGAATAACTGGTATTGAGCTTGGTGAGAATGACGCTACTATATACTACTCTAATGGTACATCTGAAATAGAAGAGTTTGAACGGTACATAGTATTCAAGTCACATCAACTCAAGGGAAAATGTGGTAAGTTACATGGTGAACAAGCCTTCAAGCATTTCTCTAAATACAAATCAAAGAAAGAGTTCTGGGAAGCTAAGAGACAAGCACCATACCCTCATTACTTCTGTCCTAGAGATGATCATCAACAGTACATGCTAAAGACCGGTGCGACTATGTATAAGGGTATGAAGTACGATGATCTAACTATACTATCATTTGATATTGAGACTAACGGTCTATTGATTAACAATGACTCAGTTACATACATGATCAGTGCCACAATGAAGGATGCATTTGGTAGGTCCACTAAACTATTCAGCTTAGATAATTACTCAACTCAACAGGATATGATTAGAGCATTCTGCGCATACGTTACAGCTCACAATCCAGATGTATTAACTGGACATAACATACTAGGATATGATATACCTTTTCTACAGAAGTGCTACGGTAAACAGCTACCTCTAGGTAGAGATGGATCGGGTGTAAAGATATCAGGTCGGGAGAGGATATTTAGAAAGGACGGACACCGTACCTACAGCTTCACTAATGCTAAGGTACACGGTAGAGAGATAGTAGACACATTCTATCTTGCAATGAAGTATGACTTTCAAAACAAATACAACTCATATGGACTAAAGAGTATTATCGAGCAAGAGGGTATGATAACTGAAGGGAGACAGTTTTATGATGCTGCTACTATTAAAGACAATTGGAAGATCGACTCTGAGCGCCAAAAGATTAAAGAGTACTGTATCAATGATAGTCAAGATTCTCTCAATCTATGTGACCTTATGCTCCCGAATTACTTCTATTATGTACAAGCTTTACCGTTGGGGTTACAAGAGGCCGTACTTACCGCAACAGGTTCTCAAATTAATGCCATTATGGTTAGATCATACTTGCAGGATAGAATGGCTATACCAGAAGCTTCAGAGTCCTCTAGTTTTGAGGGCGCAATCAGCTTCGGTAATCCGGGCATATATTCTGATATTAATAAAGTCGATGTTGCGTCGCTATACCCCTCGATCATCTTAGAGTACGGTATATTTGATAGGAAGAAAGACCCACAAGGTAACTTCTTAAACATCGTTAAGGAATTAACAACAGACCGGTTAAAGAACAAGGCTTTAGCTAAAGAAACAGGAGACAGGTACTACAGTGATATGGAACAAGCCCAAAAGATTCTCATTAACTCGGCATACGGTTTCATGGGGGCACCAGGACTTAACTTTAACAGTCCAGAGAATGCTGCCAAGGTCACGAGGTACGGTAGGGAGATACTACAGAAGGGCATCGACTGGGTGTCCGATAAAGGATATACACTAGTTAACGTTGACACGGACTCTTTTGCGTACACTACAAGTAGTAGGTTATCCGAGCGTGACTTTGAAGCCCAATTGGATGAGATCAATGCGCTGTTTCCTGATGGTATTAGTTGGGAGAATGATGGACAGTTTAAGAGGTTTATTGTAGTAAAGACTAAGAACTATGTCTTACAGGATTACGAAAAGAATGTAGTAATTAAAGGCAGCGGACTTAAGGCTACTATGAAAGAACCGGCTTTGAAGGAATTCATTGCAGAGTTCATTACTAGGATGCTTAATAACCAAAGAGAGAACCGGTTGATTGAACTATATAATGATTATGCTAAAGAGATACTGGATATAGATGATATAACTAGATGGAGTAGCAAGAAGACTATAACAAAAGCTATACTTACGGGAGAGAGAACTAATGAAACTAAGATACGAGAAGCTTTTCAGGGTCAGGTATTCGATGAAGGGGACAGGATATACACGTTTTTTGATCATGATGATAGCATATGCCTTAATACTAACTTCGTGGGCACTTATTCAGTGGACCGGTTGTTGTTGAAACTATACAATACGGTTAAGATATTCAGTACTGTATTTGATATTAGTGTATTCCCTAATTATAAACTCAAGAGAAACAAAGAGTTACTAGCCCAGTTAGAACAACCAGACTTAGCTGTATAAAAGAATACCCCCAACCGCAGGAGACAACATTGGGAGGGGGCATCCAGTAAAGTTTTATATTACCAAGATACTATGATCTTACCAGATCCGCCTGATCCAGCTGTGTTACCACCAGTTGATCCTCCACCACCTGCACCAGTATTAGCTCCAGCAGATACACCGTTATTACCACTATGAGCACCACCTGCACCACCGTTACCGAACGGACCAGCGCCACCACCAGATCCGCCACCGTTAGGGACTGATGTTGCACCAGCTGCACCACCGCTGTAATGTATACCACTACCACCAGCAAAACCCAGTTCTACAATTGAAAAGCTTACAGCACCACCCATAGTACACCCAGGAATTGCTCTACCAGCGTCTTTAAACTTATAGTTGACACTATCATTTGAACCATCTACAGCGAGTCCTGTAGCACCCTTAAATATTAAAGTACTAGAAGTTGTTGTAGCAGGTGTAAAGCTACTTTGAGAACCGTTACTACTTGATGTAGGCTCTTGACTATCAGGACTACCACCAGCTCCTACTATTATAGTCACACTTTCACCAGGAACAACAGGTACAGTATAACTACCATAAGGTGCTCCGTTACCACCCATACCTATATTATTACCACCCGAAGTGCTCTTCTCAGAACCACCCTGTCCTCCGCCGCAACCGGATACTGTTACAACCGAAACACCATTAGGTACTGTCCATGCTGTAGACGCTGCTGTGAACTCCTGAATCCTGTCTGTATCTTCAAAATGTATATTACTTGCACTCATGTTTGTCTCCTTATACTAGATCGCCGTAGACACTAACGTGAAAATCACCCTGATCTACTTGTTTCTGTACTAATTGAATTCTATATAAATCGTTCTGAGTTAATACTTCACCACCACTTACAAAGCTAAATGAACTAGAGATTGATCCAACGGTTGATGTTGTAACTTGTGGTGTTGTAGCTAGTACCGAGTTCCAGTTGACACCGTTATCTGTGCTCACTTCTATGTCTAACTCTATAGTACCAGACGTTGAAGCCTCTAATAACGTAACTATAACACTAATTATAGAACCATCAGAAGGGGCTTTGTATACAGGACATCTCTCATTGATTTGTGCAAGAGAATAACTACCGACATCACCGGTAAAGTTAACGTCTATGATATCGAATTTTCCACTCTCACCTAATAGATCAATCCTTGAATCAAAGTCTTCTTGGTTAGTTCTGATCTGTGTGAATATCTCTTCTTTTGTTGGTTGACCTGCTACTATATCCGCCGGGTCTAATGCTGTATAAGCCACTTATATCTCCTATGATATTAAATTAATTCCTGCTGTTTCTTCTTCATCGTCAATGATACCTTGTGTATCTGTTATATATCCGTATTTTATCTTCTCTTCGCTTGTAGATGATGCGTAGTCTGGTGCTGTATTAGGTGTGATGATACTTGATGCGTTGTATATGTTAGCTACATCATTCAGTATTAAGACAACCTCGTTACCGTTTGCAGTCTTACCAACAACCTTCATAATCTTCTGTCTAGATGATGGATCTCCTAATCTTTTGTATAGTCTTTCTATATCTAACTTGATGCTGTCGCCTATCTCATGTACATCTAATCTCAAGTCACCCTTAATAGTAACCTCGGTCTTACCTAAACGGTTATAGTATACCTCTCTATTAGCTCTAGTTTGAGCTTCGGTCTGGTTGTATAGTCTTGCATCTATCTCACTACTCGCTTCTGTACCTAAATAGTTCTTAACAAAGTCTGAGCTGTATCTGACAACAGAATTACCTTCTTCAAGATTGGCCCTACTTACGTCTAGGTGTCTATAGTTGACTACTGAGTTTTGAAATAATCTACCAGTTACCGATTGAACAGACCATGAAGTTATCTCTTTATCAGATACTGTTGATACATCATCGGCGATTACTGCTAATAATGAACTGTATTTAATGTCTAAATTGTTGTCGGTTGTTATAGTTGATAGGACCGATTGATTAACAGCATCAAGTACTTGTTTAACTGTAGTAGATGATGGACCAGGTGATAGTGGTAAAGGTAATGATATCACTTGGGGGCTAGCTGATTGACCAACTATAAAGCTACTTTCATCTATATCGGTTAACCCTATAGTTGCTAGTGCATCCTTGATTACTTGAGGTGCTGTCTTTATCCATGTCCCGGTTGCTGTCCCGTCTTCTGTCCTACCTAGAGCGTCTACGCTTAAGATGGTATCGTCACCCACGTATTCTGGACTCTTATACTGTGCAGCTTGGCTGGTTGTCGCTTGATCGAATGCCGTTCTTATCGTTATAGTAGTATCGTCTACATCTAATATCTCATAGTATGTACTATTACCGGACTCTGGTCTTATCCAGTCCCTTGATTTTATTGTTTCATCTAATCTTGCACCTGTGTATGTGATAGTTCTTGATGCATTTGTGAATGTTAATGTGTTAGGTATTGCTCTGATCCGGGCTAGGTTGAACTCTACATCATCGTCTAATGTAAGGCTTAATTCACTGGAATTAGTTAGCTCAAAACCATCAGCGTTGACTAGATTTGAATCTATGAATACCTTTTGAACCGGTGGTCTGCTAACGATTGAGCTGATAGTTGGTGTAAATATAAGGTTCCGCACTAATACAACTGTTGTACCTGTTGCAAATGAGCTGATAGCTATTCTTTCACCTGTATCAAATTCTAGTAAGTCACCTACTACTAAGTCGGTTGTATCTGATAACTCAACTCTATTCAATTGCTTTATAGATAGTAATGTCTTAGCAAGTTCTGAACACTCATGATCTGCTATTAGAAAGTCTCTGTTCTTTAAGACTGTGGGTATCTCTGGATTAACCGTGATTGTTACAGCTGATACGTTGAAGTCTGGTTCATTTGAAAGTGTTGCGGATGTATCACTAGCTACCGCTTCTATGGTGAACTCTTGAGTACCGACTGTTACCGCATCACCGGGGCTTAAATCAGCTAGGAAGCTTGTACCGGTCCCTGTTAATGTATCACTACCAGTAGAAGCTGCACCCGTACCAGTGATTAGGTATCCATCACCTATCTGATCGATTGACTGAAGCTTTAATCCATCTACTCTACCGTAGATCCATCTCTTGTAGTCACCCTTAACTGAGTCATTTACTGTATCAGTATCATCGTATACGCTCTGGGGTATGTTCTGTTTGAGATCGAATATGTTATCTTTAATTTTGAATGTTACTTTATCACTCCCGAAGGTCTTATCTGATACTCTACCTCTAAATAGAAGCTTAGCGTCTGAATAATCTAAGTCGCGGTTCCATGAATATATACGAACCAGTTGGTTCTCGAAGTAATACTTGTCGAATATATCATCAAACTGTCCATCATTAATAAGGACTAGATCACCCTTACCGACTAATGAAGTTAACTTCTGATCAATCCCGACCTTCTGCTTGTATCCGGGACTCTTCTCTATTATACCGGTATATGGTACAACTGTATCACCATCTTCGAGGTTCCATGATGCATCTATAGGACCGTTAGAGTAGAAGAATCTGTATGTAACGATCATCTCTACATCTGCTGGATCTTCCAGACTAGGGTTCTTAATTGATACTTCACCAGCTTGTGGGTCATAGAAGAATGTACCAGCTATAACGTTAATTAGTGCGTCAACTCTAGTGAGTTCTACATCAGCTATCTTTAAACTAGATACAAAGTGCGGTACTACTTTAGAGTATACATCAGATCCTTCATCTACCCACGCTACTAGTCTTGCTGTAGCATGAACATGGGCTAGGGTTATCTTCTCACTAGCTTGTGCTGTTATGAATTCTGTTCTACTTTGAAATGACATTTAAGGTCCTAATATTTTATATAGTATTTAAAGGATAAGTTTAGAGGTCTTGTTTCATCATCAGATGATGTTACACCATGAGTGTGCGAACCACCGGAAGCAACCGGTATGGTTCCTTGATTAGCTTCGCCCCCAGCAGTTCCTTTCCCTGATCCAGCTTCACCAGCAGATGTCGCGGTGATTGTATGTCCGTGTGAACTTCCGGTAGTGTTTGTTCCTAAACCATTAACATCCGTAGCATCTGCTTGCTCAGAACCAATATTGTCGCCCGTATTACCACCAGTGGCCGTTGCAACACGAGTTCCAGCGTTCGGGTCATTACCTGCTCCATCATCTATACCTCTAGCAAACTTACCTCTCATGTCAGGTAAATTAAATGTTGTACTACCATCTCCCTCCCCATATGCATCACCAAGAAGTGCGTATAGGTTAGAATATGTTACTCTAGACACAGGATTTCCGTCACAATAAAGGTACCCGGTAGGGGCTATATTCGAGGCACTGATGATTACAGTTGCTACAGGATTACCTGCGGCAGCTGGTGTTACTGCTACCCAGTTACTTCCATCCCACTCCAGACTATCCCCTATACTGGGAGAAGAAGTTGTTGTATCGACATCGTTTAAATCATCTATTCCTAAATCAACAGCACCGGTTTGAGAGTTAACAGATGTTACCGTTGATGTGTTGTCAATCTTTTGCCATACACCAGTCTCTGTGAATATAGCCCAGTCTCCTACTTCCCAGTCAGTAATACCGTCTAGGTTTGTAGCTCCTGCCACCGATACGTTAAAGTAATGCCCGGCTGATCCTACACCAGAAGCTAATGATGGTGAGTTGCTATCTGCATCCCAATTACCCTGAAATGAAAGACCGGCTGCTAATCCTTCTATAGCCGTCTCTAATGATTGAATGTTTTCTTTAACTGATTCACCCGATGCTATAATAGACCCGGTATAACTACCCATATCCGTATCACCGGCTGATGTTCCTTGAGTAGTCCTAATAGCATCTGTCTCAGTAACCGTTGCTATTTCAATCCAATTTGTACCGTTGTAATATCTTACAGAGCCGTCTGTTGAGTTTATATATATATTACCCAGTACGGGAGATCCGTCATTACCTGCTTCATATCCGGCATCATCTATATATGTATTTAAGTCTGATGCACTTATGTTCCCAATAGTTGGTGTGGTAGACGATGATGCGTTATCGTAAAAGTTGATGATCCTAGCCATTATAGTTTCTCCTTAAATTCATATATTTCAATTCCAGCTGGTTCGATCATATCGTTAGCCGCCGGTGTTATTGTATCGTATACCTTGTTATCCCATGATCTGCATATACCTACGAAGTTAACTCCGCTAAGCGTATGCCCTACCATCTCGAACTCAATTATGTAGTCTTGATACTCAGCTTCATCTGGTACCAGTAGGGGTAGGTTCTCTGTGTCGAATCTCATAAAACCGTGTGAATAGTCTTCTGATGTTGCTGCGTTTATTTCTGTATAATCTATAGTAACTTCTTTGAGAAGGGTTGAACCGTTCTTTATTCTGCAAGTGAAGACACCATCAACTAGAGTACCTTGTCGGTAAACCCACGGTCTGATGTGTGCTACGGATGTATCTTTACTAATCCTAATGGTCTGTTCAAATACAACACCAGGGTATAGTTCATCTAATATTAATGTACTCATATACATTCCACCATTGATAGTTTAGCGTTATACAACTGTCCACCAGCTGCTGACCATGAAGGCATCTTGTTAATGTAACCGTACATACTCAATCTGAAACCACCATCATTCATAGCTGAGCTATCTTTATCTAGGATGATCCAAACAGGCTTAGTTATACCGTGGTATAAGAACATATCATCTAGAGTCTCTGTCTCATCTTTAGTACAGCTGTCTATGTTGCCGCCTATTGACTTTGAGAGGTTTCTAGAGTCGATGAATCTTTGACCGTATTCGTTAGTAGTTACATCTGAATTGTCTGTATGTCCATATTTAAAGGACGCGATTGATATACTGTTCTGTGGTAAGTTAATACGTTGACCTAAGAATACATTCCCAAGCTCTGAGTAAGAAGAACCGGTTAGTTCTATTTGCCAGTATCTATCTGATACTTCTGTTATATATTCAATACCCATGTTATGCTCAGCACTTAGAGTCACATTGATTGGTGTTGATAGGCTGAAGTCTGTTGTAACTGAGCTTTTGAATACAGCTGTAATGATACCTAACTCACCTGTAGGGTCTCCTACTAGAGCTATTGTATCAACCGGGCTGGTTGTAGTCTGATCCACAAGGATAGTAACCGATGCTGTAGTTGATTGAAACTTGATACTAGGTGATGCGTTCAATAGATTAGATAAGGGGTACTGAGCGTTCGCTGTACCGGATGTTACTGATAGTACAGATGTGTCCATATTGTTTACTGATAGAAAGTTAATCCCCGACATTATATGTTCTCCCCTAATACTAGACCGTCTGCTACTTGTCTAGATACTGATTTACCAACTGCTTCTCCGTCTAATTGAACTGTAGTGTGTACTACTATCTCTTGTCCACCACCAGCTCCTGCACCATTAGCTACATCAAATAATTGACTCTGTTGTCTACGGTTTAAGATCATCTCACCACTGTTTACATTAGCCTGTACGTTATCACCGGTAAAGCTGTTACCAGGTACGATACCACCCTGTTCAAATGAGGGGTTTGTATTGGCTATCTTGTTTACATTAGCCGCCGTTGATACAGCAACCGCTGCTGCTGCTGCAATGTTAAAGGGGTAAGGAACATCAGCCCATGCGCTCTGTATTGCACTATAACCATCAATTGTTGCTTGGTAGATCGCATATCCTTTACCTACAGCTGCTAGTTCTTTATTACTAGAGGTTGCTAATATGAGGGCGTCCTTCTCTAGTCTTGCGAAGTTCTCAACACTCTGCTTCTTAATCTTAGCTTTAGCGTCTGCTTCTGTCTTAGCTCTGGCTATAGATAGTCTAGACCGTTTATCTTCTTCGGACTCTTTTTTGTTGGCTAGTGCTGTTTCTTTTTCTAAGCTTACTTTTAGGTTCTTTGTTGTATTATCAACTGCTTTATTAATAGCTACTTGGTTGTCAACCGTTGCCTGCGCTGATGCTAATGCTTCATTCTTAGTAGCTGTGAATACATCCTTAACACCTTGAAGGTTCTCTTTAATAACTGCATACCCTGATGTATCATTACCTAGAAACTTATTGATTGCTTCACCAGCTCCTAATACTACTTCAGCTAAAGATATCCAACCTATGATTACTGAGTTAAGACCGGCTTTGATTAGATCAACTGCTATACTTAAACCGTTCCATGTGCTAGTTAGGAACTTGATTGAACCCCCGACTATATCTATAAGGTCCGGTAAGAAGCTAAGAGCTTTATTCATAGCCTCCTGTACAACCCCGCTCTTCTGAATTTCTTGAACCCATAGAGTCATTGTTGTAGTTGCAGCTTTTAGTGCCGGACTTAAGTCCTTAGCTACATCAGCTGCGAATAGAGATACGTTATCCTTTAATGTACTTATACGACCGTCTAGCGTTTGTGATCTCTTAACCATACCGTCAAATGCAAATCCACCCTTTTGGGATAGTGAAGCAAATGCCTTCTCGAAGTCTTTGAAGCTTACCTTACCGGCTGATACTAAATCTTTAACAGCTGATTCTGCAACACCCATTGTCTTAGCAATAGCCGGTCCTATGGGAATAGCTCTCTCTTGGAACTGTAGCAATCTCTCACCGGTTAGTTTACCAGCTGCTGATACTTGACCGTAGATAAGAGCAATCTCTTTCATTGGTTTACCGGATGCTGCTGCCACATCACCGATCTTCTGTAGTTTATCCTGTACTTGATCTGCTGCAAAACCGAAACCTAATAGACCCTGTGCCGCTTCTGCTATACCTTGCAATTGAAACGGAGTTCCAGCTGAGAATACTTTTAACTCTTCTACTAGAGTATTAGCAGCACCAGCTGAACCTGTTAAGATCTCAAACTGAGTGTTCATCGTTTCCATGTCTTTAGCACTCTGCACGAATGCATCACCCATATCCACTAATCCACCGATTAGTTTAGATACGCCGATTGCTGCTATGTTGCCTGCAAATGACTTGAATGCACTACCAGACTGCTTTAGTTGAAGCTGTAGCTTTTGCACACCGGTTTGAGTCTTACCTAAACTATTATTGAGTTTATTAGTATTACTGATAGCTTTATCTGCTGCTAGGCTAATTTTGATGTTAATATCAGACATTCTTCTTTCTTTCCTTTTGGTTCTCTCTGTGCTGCTTCTCACGTCTTTCAAATGATAATTGATCTAGTACGTTGAAAATTTCTATGATCTGGGCTGGTTGTTCTGTATACGGACCGTTGTATGGTAGTATTCCATGTTTCTCAAATGCATTGTGCATGTTTACAGCGAATGAGAAATTGTCGTATTTAAACCGGCTTAGATCGCCTGAGAGTCTTAGATTAAGTGACCTTGCTATATCTGCCCTAGTCTTTATACTTAACTGTTGTTGTAGCTTCTGAATCTGCTCATCAGTGAACCCCCTCTCTAGGAGTCTAGGGTCTATTGAGTTGTCTTGATCCATTGAATGAAACTGCCCAACAATATTGATATAATCGTGAGTAGATAATGAGGATACATCGTAGATTTTCCAGTGGATGTAATCCCATAAAGGTCCTAATGAGAACCAGTTACTATCTACTTCTTGGACTTTTTTTCCTTTACAAACTCCACACCTTCAAGCTTGTCACCGGTAACTGGATTTTGGAATTCCTTAGGGATACCGTTTAATAGTGAAATGGCTACTAGTTGCATCTCTTGAGACTCTTCTAGGTTTAGGAGGTCATTCATGCATTCTTTAGATACAATCCCTTCTTCCATTTCTAACTCGTACTTTGAACCGTCTGATTCTTCAATACCTTCTACTTCTTTTAGAGAACATTGTAATGCGTAGAAAGCTGCGCTCATCTGGTTTCCTGACATGATCATCCCTTGGCATGTACTCTTCTGTTCAAAAGTAAGTGGGCTAATCTTCACCGTTAGATCATGTATCTTTACCGGTATCTTGTCTGTAGTTTTATATATTCGTGCCATGGTTGTCTCCTGACTGGTTAAAATGCCGGGAGGCTCTTTCAAGCCTTAACCCCCGGTTTATTAAATTCTCTAGAATACTGCTATTACGATCTCATCAGTTGCGGCATCTGAACCACGACCTGCTGTGAAAGCAATTGCATCTTGTAGTACTTCATCTTGATCAGATTCGCCTAACTCTGTAGTAACACATGCCGGTAAGTGGAATGCAACTACTTGCGACTTCTCACCATCTACTGCTGTAGGTACGTGAGCTGATGCGAATAAAGTATACTCGGTGTTTAGATCGAACTTATTGAATTGACCTAAATCATCATCCTGCTTATAAGGATTACATGTACCGGTGACTGTTCTCTCAACTACACGAGATGAGATACGACCATTTGGTGAGCATGTAGATGTAACGAAACCCATGCTGTTCTCAACAGAGAATGATAGTTCATTAACCTGTATAGCAACACTGTCTTGATAGACACAAGCTTCCAATATAATTGGTGGTAATGCATCTTGATAGTCAGCTGTAAACGGTGATGATGCTAGACTGCGATCATAAGTTAGACCCTCAAAAGCGAAGTTTAAGCTTGCTAGTTGACCTGTAGTGAAGTTCTCTAGCGATATAGAGCCAACCTTTGCTCCTACAGCAGCTTCTAGGACAGCATCTTCAATATACTTAGATATCGATAAAGACGGGTGCCCACTGTTCGCAACATTATACATAACACCTTTTGCAAGTTCTACGTTGTCAGCTGGTGCTGAGTCCATAGCAATTGCTAGTGTAATGTTCGCTGCTGAAGCAGTTGAGTCTACGGCAGAAATAGGGCTAACGTGGTAGTCGCCTGATTCTTTAATCATTACAATGTCGTTAACTTGATACTTTGAAATATCAGCGTCTTCGATTTGAATTACTGTTGTTGAATGTCCTGTTTTAGATGTTGAAGCGGCAACTGTAGTACGCGCACCTAGTCCAGATCTCATTAATAGATCCCATTCTGGTACGTCTCCTTCAGCTTCTCCGGCTCTCATTTCAACAGGTACTGCACCAGATACAGACTTAGTTCCTGTACGTGGCGTAACTTTACCGATTGTTCCATTGAAGACATCTCTTTCGAGAAGTTCTTTAGCTGGTGTAATTTCAGCTCCATCTGTTAGTGTCTGTACATAGCTTGTAGCAGCACTTGGGGCTTCGTATACACCTTCTACGGACTCTTCTTCAACGGCATATACGGTATTTCTTTTAACTGTTGTAGCCATTTAATTCTCCTATATTAAAGTAAAACGGTATAAAATGTTAATTGAGGCTTTCATAACCACTACCTTCTCTTCATCTAAATACTCAGCGTCTTCTACATTCAAGTCTGTTATATTCATAACTATAGAAGGTACACCAGCTTTGGTGTTAATGAGGTCCTTATATATGTCAAGAAACAGGTCTTGAAGTTCTGTGCGCTTTGCTTGTTTATCAGCATCACTGATGCCGTCATCGATAAACGCTTTAGTAAGTACTACCTGAAACACCTGTTCCATGGTTACATACTTAGTCACGGAGTCAGTTTCAAATGAGGCTTGAGGTATGACACCGTACCGGTTATGGTTTTGATTGAAATTGTTTTGACTGACATCAATTAAGAACGGTAATTCACTGAATTCCGAACCTAGGACCGTTGAGACCCTTGTCTTGATACCTGCCAATAAATCATTAATTAATACACTCATCGTGTGAACCTTATAGACTTATGTGGGTTTAGCTTTTCATCAGCATCTACTGCACCATCATCGTCTTTATCCATGCTAATCTTAGCAGCACTGAATGTCTTGTTGTATAAGTTCATATATTCTTTATGCTTATTCCACCAGTTGTCGTCTACATCATCTGACAATAAGAAGAATATCTTTGAAAGGGCTAGGTATGTAGCTGCCTCTCTTATTTCATATATATCTAATAAATCCCATTGAGTTATGTTCTCATAGTTACCATCTGCATCATATTTGATATAACCTTCGTTACGCATGATTTGAACCATTAGGTTACGTGCAGCAACGTGGTGTACGATGTGGGAAGTCTGTCCAGCCGCTATTATGCGTGGATCTAGGATGCTAGGGAATTCTCTCTTAAGCATTTGATCATCACTGAATACTAAGTTAAGACCGGCTAGTTCTGCTGTGTTACCGTTATCGTATGATGCTCTAATCCAATAAGAAGTATCTGAATTAACTTCTACTAGTGAGTCTTCTAAGTCTGCTCTATCCCATGAGATAAAACCGGATCTTGACAAGCCTTGTGTCTCATCTTGATGCGTTAATGATACCCATGATGTACCGTTATATACTTCTAAAGTCAGTTCTGAGCTTGAAGCGTCTGCTGTATCTAACTCGGCATACACAGCATTGATCGGTTTACGGAACCCTATGTATAGGAAGTCTGTTGCTGGTGCCATAGCTAATGTAAATGAATCTCTCAAGTAATCAGCTGCTTCATTTGAATGATCCGTGAATGTTGAGGCATTGTCCTCTAATACGGTTAATTTAACTCTTGCATCTATCATTTAAATATACCTTCCCAAAATCTTGATAGGGTGGCTATGATACCGATTAGTATACCAGCCCCCTTTAGTTTCCAATTGTCAGCTTTTAGACTGTCTACGTCTTTTGTGTTCTCATCTACATCTTCTCTAAGGGATTTGATCTTTACGTTATCCTTAGCTTGATTGATTCTTATATCTACTACCGCTTCGTGTATCTCTTTGAGTAATTGTTCTTGCTTCATATCTTCCCCATAATCTTTGCGCACATCTTAGTTGGCGATGTCATGCTGTAATAAATTCCGCTAACTTTACCTACCGCTTCAACACAGAATAGGTGTGAAGACCTCTCCCAAGGATTGTGTTCTGGTAGCTTCTCTTTAAACAATATCAATCTTATAAATCTATATGCGAAGTATGCTATACCGTACCAATCGTAAGGTTTTCCCCACAAGTCCATCATTTCAGATACTATTTCAGTACTAGGTCTGTCGCCCTGTTCGCATTCTAGTTTATATAATTCTTCGTTAATCTCTAACCACTTATAGTATGGTACTATCCTGACACCACTACCAAATACAGACTCAACGACCATCTTTTCGTTTATTAGTAATGCAACGTGTGACGGTCTGTTTTCTACATCTAAATTTTCATACTTAGACGCCCAAGCAATCAGTTTAGAACCGATTTTTTTATTGCGACTGAATAAGTATTGTATCTTCATTATACGCCTATGTAGTTGGTTATTTTAAGTTTGAAAGCATCAAGTCTTTCATCTGTCACAAACGGTGCTAGTTCTACAGGAATACCGTCAGCTTTCAGAGTATCTATTTCATGAATAACTTCATACAAAGAACCAGATTGTCCGTATCTCATTACACCTTGTAGATAATCAGCAACATCTTTTGTTTTGTTTAATACAGTTATACCCATTGTTATATTTTCAGCAGCATAAGTAACCATTATCTCTTGGAAGAATTCTATAGCGTTTTGAACTATGATCTCGTATGGTGCTAGAGGATTTTCTAATGGCGGAGTATATACCTCGTAACCAGAAGTCGAGCTAGGCATATCGAAGAAGTTCATTGTATTTATTTGTTGTAGTTTAACCGAAGATTCGTTGTGAGTGTTCACTAAGTATCTAGAGTTAGCGTCGGTGTTTCCTTCTTGTTGAACTATGTAATTAACCTTATCGGGGTTTGCGTCTACTATTTCCTGTAATGTCACGGATTCTCTCCTATGTATTCAATAATAAAATTTGTTCTTACACCTAATATGTTACAAACTGCTGCTGCCTCGTTATTAAATACACCACAACGTAATTTATCTCCGGCTACCGCATCATAAGTAAAGGCCGCCGTACAGCTACCAAAGTTAGAGGCGTCGCTACTACGAGTATAGGCGTGTGAATATGATTTATCTATATCGATAAAGCCACCACCACCGGTAGAAGATTGCCAGAAAGCATTGGGTTGTACACGACCATTTGCGGTTCTTTGAACGTTAACCTTGCTTGTTATTCTATATCTTCCTGCTTTGTCAAGAGTAATTTCGCTATCCCCTGGAGTGTGAGTAAAACAGTCGGAGTCAAATAAGTCCTGATCGTTCCAGTTTATTATTGTTGTAGCAACACCTGTTACTGTTTGATTAGCACCACTTACTAGCTCTGATATACCGCCTTGTAGTAGGTCTGCTCTAGATTTATCGCTATCTCCGTTAATCATAAAGTTTGCAAATTGAGCATCTAGCTTAACAACCACAAACGCCACCGGAAGAGTTAGTGTGTAGTCGTTTAATATTGGTCCTTGTGCTTGTAGTTCCAAATAATCATTCGCTGTTGCTGTGTATAGAAATCCTGAATGAAAATTAAAGTCTAAATTTAAAGCGTTGTTGTTGTTACCTGCCGAACCGTAATTACTGGATTCAGAACCTAGAATTGCTGAGTCAATCCCGTTAACAATTACTCTACCTTCTGCTGGTAATGGGTTATCTTCAGCAAATGCTCCAAAGCTGTAGTAACAATAATATGTACCGGTTTCTTTTAGCCTAACTTGCGTGTTAGCACCAGGGTTTATATCTATAACACTCGTTTGTGTTGCTATTGTTTCTTGTAATGGATATGCAGTCCATGTTGTCGGTATTACCGAACCTATTGTTAAAAAGTTTCCTTGAAGAGCCGGCATTGCGTCCGGTAAAGCATCAAGTATTGTTTTTGTTGTATCGATTGCTTCTTTAACGTTGCTTGCACCTAGTTGTGCGTTTGTGTCATCGAAAGCTATATCATCTGCTCGAAGTTGACGCCAGTCATTGTTACCAGCGCCATATTTATAATGAATAAGTTGAGTATCTTGGTTAAAGTAGAAAGTGTTTTGAGGCGCAGCATTACCATCAGGCAACCCCGAACCGGCGCAAAGATAATATAAGATGTTACCATCGTTATCCCGAACAGCTAAGCCGTCCTGGTCTATGTCAAAAGCATTGTCTACATTAATAGCCATTAGATATTAGTTACCTGTATACGTCTAGCTCTCACGGTTACACCGGCTGTAGAAGATGAAACCATTAGTCTCATGTTACCACCACTGATATCTACTGAAACACTTAGGTTAAAGTTAGAACCAACTTTTAGTTTGGCATAAACAGTATCATCAACTAGAGTACCGTTGTTAAGTCCGTAAACCTCAATTGCTTGCTTGTTAGCTGGTGTTGCTTCTTCAAAAGCCTCGACAATCCATTTACAAGCTGACGCTTCAGCAACCGGTACAGCATCTACCGCAGTAGCTGTGGTAATTCCTGTCACTTCAACAACTCTTAAGCCACCTAGAAAGTCTGTAACTTTTTGTATAGCACTCTTAACAGTTTCTGTTGCCGTGAGTAGTATTGCACCAAAACCAGTAAAGGCTCCAAGATTTGTGCTGTTCTCAGGGACACCCGATAAGCTAATTAAATCATCGACGTTCTGATCAATTTCAGAGATTACACCGTCTTGAGTTTCATCCTTAGATTCTAATTGTTGAAGTGCCGACTTCGTAGTGGAACCATCAGCAATTACAGATCCCGTGAATGTGCCGTTGTCTGTTGAATTCTCTGGCATTCCTGATAAAGTAATTAAGTCATCAACGTTAGCATCTGTTTCTTCGTAAGCCGTTTCGACCTGTTGAAGTGCAGACTTGACCGAGCTATTATCTGCTATAGTCGATCCGCTAAATACGCCGAGTGAAGTATCACCCTGTGATGTACCTAAAACACTATCTTGTGCGTCGTTATTACCGTCAACTTTAGAAATTGCTGATTGAACGGAATCAGCAGCAGTAACGTCACCACTTGATGCACTGTATGGCGATCTTAAAGAGATACCGTCAGCAAAAGCGAAGTCCATATCCGCAACTTTAATACAAGCCGAACCATCATAAGTTATGATCGCTTGACCTTCTTGACCTGCTGGGTCTGGTAAGTTATAACGAACAGCAAACATATCTTGAGCTACAGGGGCATCACCAGCTGCTGCTATAGTTATTGCTGTTGCACTACTAACTGCTGTAATTTCCCAAAGATCACAACCACCATCAAGTATGTAATGACCTACAGTAAAATCTGTACCATCGGCACCACCGTCATTGTCTGACCATGCTGTTGGATCTGTAACACCGGCTGATAGAACTTGTCCTGTGTGAGCATCTACTCTTTCAGGTCGCCAGTTACCAATAGCGTTACCACCGGAACCTAATAGTTCCCAATCAGCAGGAGCACCGGCATTTGCAATCTTACGATATGTTTCACCAGTTCCACCACGTAAATATAGTGAACCGATAGGGGCATCGCCCTGTTTTCCAGCAACACCATCAGGCGCGGCTGAACCGGCTAATACGGCAGCTTGTACTGCGACACCATTCTCATCGAATATGCCTAAGCCTAACTCCACATTAAATAAGTCTCTTGACATTTATCCTCCCTCTTTAGGGCGTTATTGCCCTTAAAAACGTAACTACTACATCGAAAATTTCATTATTTGTTATTTCTAAAAACGCATCAACCGAGTCATCTGTTACTGACACCGCTACGTCTATAGAACCGCCCATTCTTTCTGACACCATGTCTGTCACGGTACCAGCATTATTCTGCGCAACTAGTTTCATTGACTTGGTTACGGTTATTGGGTCATCTTTAAAGTTTATTATATAATCTATTCTGCTAAATGTTGAAAGTAAATTAGTGTCAACAACAACTGTTGAACTTGCAGGAATAACTAGTACCCCAGACCTTTGCCATACAAACGCTTCTGATGAATTAACAACGGTGACAGCTTGTACTGTTAGAGAGTCATCTATTGGATCATCCCTGTAAGATTTATGGTGTGAGTCTCTTAAATTCTTGAATTTAGTTCCGGCCATTACTTAGCCTTCTTTATAATGTTTTTAAAATCTGCTTCGTACCATGCGACCCACTCGCCCTTTACGAATTGTATATCAAAGAAATGTAGCTTTGATTCTAGCTTGCGTTGGATAATCAACATCTGCTTAGTCAATTCACCACGGGATTTAGCCGTAATTGATGTAGGGACTGTTAGTATAGATGTATTCATTGTTATCCTTTAGAAAGAAAACCCAGGGGTTGTGACCCCCAGGCTAATTAAATTATGCACCTACAAGGTAAACTTGTAACTCACCAGCTTGAAGAACAGTTTGACCCATTCCTAATGCAAAAGAGTATTCAGTCTTCTGTAGACCCAACTGGGAACGTCTAGACTCAAATTTAACTTCTTGTTGAACTGCAACAGCAACTGCTTTCTTCTGGTAGAAACAAGCTTCGTTACTTGCAAGACTGTTGTGAACAATTACACGGAAACCGTAGATTTGTCCAACTTCACCTTGTAGTAAAGCTTCTCTTGAACCATACTTGTCAGCATTTCTGAAGTTATCAAGATTGATGATGTCTTCTTCCATTTCTGGTGGAACAACCATGAATCTGTCTGATTGATCAGCATTTGCTCTGTTTAACAATCTACGAGCACGTGCAACATCTTCTAAAGTTAAAGAAGCACCTGCACCAGCAGCGTTGCTATCTAAACCGAAAAGGTGTCCAGCAGTAGCTAATTTAGCTTGTACTAGGATTTGATTATCCATATATACACCATAAGATTTACCGGCTGATTCAGCAAGTTCACCTTCGATGTTTATACGAGATTGCTCAGAAACTCTATCTGGAATTTCATAAACAATTGATGTCCAGTCAGAAAGATCGATAGTATCAACAGCGAAAGTAGTCGTTTGACTTGGAGTCTGTGTTACACCATCAGCGTTTTGAGCAGCAGGACCAGCAAAAGAAGCTGATATGCGTGGAAGTTCGATTGATTTGATACCTTTTTCAGCAAGATCTGAACGATCAACAACTGTAGGTCTTAGTTTTGCGGAATGGATTAGTTCGTCTTGTACGATAGAACTGATGATATCCATTTCTGTTGAGCCGGTATTAGCGGCACTAGTCATTGTAGCCATTATATTCTCCTATTAAGATTTGACTTGTTTAAGTAATTCACGTTTCTCAGCAGTTGTCATTTGTGACAGCTCCTTTTGAATCGTCTTTATTGGTGAAGCAGGAACCATAGTTGAATTTGCACCAGCTGGTTTATTTAGTAATATACCGTGCTCTTCGCGGAACTCGTTAGCCACAGCTAATAGACTTTCTTGATCAATTACCCCATATTCGTTAACTTCAATTGCATCAACATTCGCGTGAACTAGGTACTTGTCGTTAGATAATCCTAACTGATCTTTCAAAGCTTGCTTCTTGGTGTTCTTATTGAACTCTTCTTTAGACTTAACAAAGTCTTGTCGAGCATCTGTGGCTTCAGCTTTGTACTTTTCTGCTAACTCTTTCCACTGATCATTCTCTCTCATTCTCTCTTCTTCAAGTGCTTTCAGCTTAGCCTCATACTCAGCTGCTCGCGCCTTCTCTGATTTGAGACTGGCTTTGAACTTATGCATATCCGTGGTTACTTCTTCGTATGCCTTTTTGCTAACAAAATCATTCTTTTCTCCAGCAACTACTGACTCCTGATCTGAACTGTCACCGACAGGCTTGTTATCTGTTGACATTATTATCTCCTTCGTATACTATACGTTGTTTATTATTGTTTATTGCTTGGCTAACTTCTTAGTCAGCTTCGCAAATGCTTCCTTTAAAATCTGTTTAAATTCTTTAGTTGCTAAACTCAAAAACAGGTGACCGTTGTCTGCTAGGTGTTGAGCCTTTTCTTGATCAACCGGTGCAACTGCTATTTCATATTCATTCGGTGTTATCTTTCTTACATGCGTCTTATTCAATAAACTACCGGTTCTCGTTAAGTTGGCTTTAGCTGGTGTTGTCTTACCGGTTAATACCCCTCGTTTCTTATCATTCCTTCTGCGCTTTTTACTGCTAGGTTCTAACTTTAACTTCTCTATCTTACTAGAGTTAGTATTGAGGCTATCGACACCATACCCAGCTCTGGTTCTTTTAACTATCTGTTTCTTAGCGGCAACGGCTATATCCTTAACCATGGCACCACCTTTGAGGTCTCGGGCGAATGTCTCAAGCTTTCTCATCAATGCTGCTATCTCTCTCTCACTATTATCAGCCATTAACCGAATATTCCCCTTCTTATTCCTAGTGCAGATCTAACCGCATCTACTATTAAACTCAAATCTGAAGCAGATATTCCCATGAAGTCTCTACCCTTTTGTCTGTTCCAAGATGCTTTATCATTGGCGAAACTGTCAGACAATCCTATCTTAACAAACCCTACTCCACTTGACTTGACTACCATTGAACTGAGCATATCGTCTGTAAGGGTTAAATCCACCAATGAACTCTTGCCTGTTGCCGTGAACTCAATTGACTCCGTGTAACTTTTGGAGTATCGACTAAAGGGACTGTTATTCTTATCTAAACCGTTCTTAGTTCTA